GTGAAAAGCATCATCGGGAGTGCGGACAACATCGCTTCGTCGTTCGAGCGCGTCGGCGAAGTCTTGTCCGATGAGGACGCAACGGCGTGGGAGCGCATCATGGCGGCTTGGGAGGCCATGACGAGCCTCTCGGATGCTTTCATTCAGACTATCGAGATCATCGAGCGGCTGACGCAAGTAAAAGAGATGCTGGCCAAGGCGGAGCTGGCCGAAGCCGCCGCATCAGATACCGTGACGGGAAAGAAAGTCGCCAATGCTGCGGCAAGTATGACTGCGGATGCAGCGGAGACGACGTCCGCGGTAGCGAATGCCGAAACGAAAGTTGCGGCAAAGACTGCCGAGGGGGCCGCTTCGGCCGGGGCGAGCGCCGCCAGCCTGCCGTTTCCGTGGAATCTCGTGGCTATCGGAGGCGCCATTGCTGCCGCCCTTGCGGCATTCGCAATGATTCCCCGCTTCGAGAAGGGCGGTATCGTGGGAGGCAACTCTACGCAGGGCGACAAGATACTCGCGCGTTTAAACTCCGGGGAAATGGTGCTCAACAAGGGCCAACAGGGTACGTTGTATGGGCTTCTGAACAACCAGGGACGCGCGGTGCATGTCTCGGGTGAATTCAAGGTTCGCGGGCGCGATTTGGTCGCCGCGATAGATAATAACAACAGATTTAAACAAAGGGTCAAATAGATGAAACACTTGCGTTACTATTCCGGATTTTACAGCCGCGACAACATACCGTATCGCATCGAGATATGGCAGGAGTCTGAAACGGACTTCGATCCTGTGCGCATCGTGCTTTCGTCCGACCCTGTAGAAATCGAATGGGCGGAAGTCGATAAATTGGAGCCGGTGCATAGCAGCTCTGCGACATTGAATATGGTATCCATGTCAGATCGTTTCTTTGCAGATCTCTATGCCGTGGAGCCCGGCGCTATACGGCTGGACATCCTGCGCAAGGGGGAATTGTATTGGTCTGGGACGCTCGATACGGAACTTTTTGAGGAGCCCTATTCCTACAAGGATCGTTACATTACGACCGTGACGTTTTCCGACTTCGCCATCCTCGACCGATTGGACTGGCAGGAGCGAGGCATTAAGACCATGTCCGAGGTACTGGAAATATGCCTGGATGCCGCAGGGTTCAAGCGGGGAAGCGTTGAGGAGCACATCACGACGCGACTGCCGGGTAAATCGACCTACACACTCCTTGAGGATTGCTCGCTCATGTGCGAGAACTTCTTCGATGAAGACGACGAGCCGAGCAGCATCCGCGAAGTGTTGGATGAGATGTTGCGGCCTTTTGCGTTGAGGCTGAAACAGAAAAACGGAAAGCTGCTTTTGTATGATATCAATGGTATCTACGACACTGCGCCTACGCCTGTGTGCTGGCGCGGCACAGATGCTATGCTGGGAGTGGAACCCGTGTATAACAAGGTTACGATCACCTTCTCGCCTTATGCTACCGGGACGTTGCTTGATGGAACACTCGATCCCGATGAGGTTCTTCCCGAAAAACCGATAGGAGCTTCCGGAGAACTGATATATACCGAGCGCAACTCCGGCACGGATGGATTTCGCATTACATACGATCAGGAGGCTTCATCGCAGCTTGGCAAGATGACGCTGATGGGGGGCGCGTGCCCCTTCCGCATAGACGCGGAGTTCAGCGGTAGCAATGCCGCCGGTGTGATGTGGGGATTCCGCCCCGGGGATTACTGGCGAGGCTTACGGCCTACGAATGCGCTTGCAGACGATAACGATGCACTCGCCTCTCCGGACAACTGCGTGGAGATCATCGAAACGCCCCGCGTCCATGTCTTGGATGTCCGCGACGCCAACAGGCTTAGGTACAAAATAAAGGTTTCCTTGAATGTACTTTTCGATGTCCGTTACAATCCTTTCGAACAAGCCTCATATGAGAACGAGGAAGGCAACTGGGACGACTTCAAGAACTGGGTGAACTATGGTTATATCCCCGTTATGATCTTGCTGTATGACGACAAGGGCGCGGCGAAGTACTATTATTATAATAATAACATCCGCTGGTCTCACTCATATGTGGGCAGCGGTAGCTGGCAGCCGCTGTCAGGCAGTGTCGGATCGATGGAACATATTTCGTGGTTGAGTTTTTACGACCAAAGCGACAGAAAAAGCAATACGGGTTTCGGAGGATGGCAAGGGAACAAGCGGGCGCTCGGATGGTACTCCGGGGGCTTGTCGTCCCAAAAGAGCCTTGACGGGGAGCTCCTGCCGGCACCGCCGATATCGGGATACATCAAGTTTATGGTGTACTCCGGGGTGTGGTATCATGACAACGACGCAGATCGGCCATACCGCGCAGCACTTTGGGATAAAGTCCGTTGGCTTCTGTATAAAGACCCCAAGATCGAAGTAGTGAAATCTAACGGCAACAGTGTCAACGAGGAGGATGTTAAAGTATCCGCATGGATCAACAAACAGGCAAAGGAATCTTTGGACATCTCGACGATAATAGGGACTGCGAAGATTCTGCTGCCTTCGGGCCGCGGCTATATCCTGAGAACCTCGGACAGCGGGTTTGCGGAGGAGGGAGCCGGGAGCGTGATCCAGACGTTTTACCGCGCGGGAGAAACAGCCTCCCTCGAACAACTGCTCGCGGATACGGTGTATTCGAACTACGCCAGACGTATGTCTACACTCTCGGGTACCATAGCCCTGGAACCTTCGGCGGAAGTTTTGTCAGATGCATCATCGGGCGATGCGAAATATATGCTGCTGAGTGAGGTACAAAGCCTGGGTAGAGAAACAAGCGAGATAAAAATGGCTGAAATAGCGCCGGATTCATTTACGGGGATTGAATATGACAAAAAGTAAATTTTATTCCGCAGTAGAATACATTCCGGCAACGTCGCGCAGGAGTCGGAATACAGAGGGCGCAGCAAGCGGCCGGGTTGTCGTCACGACTTCGGGCGGCGATGATGCGGGCTTGAACTTCCATACGCACTCCAATTATGAGCTTTTAGAGAAACTTCGTGAGCAGGAGGGCTACTTGACGCTGAGAGAGGAGAACCCCGATTATGCCAAGCCGGAGGAACCGGAAGGGGCGGTAGCAATGGAAGGCTCGGAAGATTCGGAATCAGCCTCTGATCCGAATGTCGAACCATACATCTACAAGAAAATCAAAGCCGGGGATGCAGACAAATGGGACGGACACGCGTTTGGCGATTACATGAACCAGCCGTTGCGCACAGGCGACGATGTGCGTTTCAAGACGGCCATAGGCAGCTTCCGCACACCGGAATTCGTTGGGGGAATGACGGGCCTCGGGGGCCGTATCGACGAGCATGGCGACGCAGAGATGCAGAGCCTGAAACTTCGGGGATTCCTGGAGGTACCGGAACTCCGCTACAACCGTGTCGAAATATCCATGGGCGATACGTGGTATGCTCCAAGTGCCGGGATCATCGAAAGCGTCGACACCACGGCCCAAACCATCACCCTCAAGCTCGAAGAAGGCGAGATCGGAAGTCCTCGGGTCGGGGATATATGTATGGGCATCTTCCACAATTTGAACACTTCGGAGAATGCAAGCGCGGATTATGACGACGGCCGTGGCAACAGGCGCTTTGCCGGGTTCGCCACCTGCTATTTCCGCATCACCGAGGAGCTGGACACTACAACTTACAAGACCTTCAAGTATCAACTACGCCCGGTATCGGGAGCTTACCCCACCCAATATCATCCGGCGGCGTCGATGACCTTCGTGGGCTATGGCTCCTTCTCGAATGAGGATCGGCAGACCTCCCGCTATGAAACCCGGACATACCAGCGTTATTTAACGGGAGTTTCCGATTGGGAGTTCACTGCGTCCAATATCGCCGCGCAATATGGCGACCTGTCAAACCTGTCCGTATTCGGGATAGAGATGAGGGGGTATTCGGCATACCTGAACAACATCTATATGTCGGGCGTCATCCAGCAATTCACGCCCGGCGGCGAAGAGGTGCCCACGATCATAGACCGCGGAGTGTGGAGCGCCACGGAAACATACAACCGCAACGACGACGTATATTGGAACAACGGACATTGGCGCTGTCTGGTCGACGGCACCACGACAGAGCCCGACAAGGATGCCGAGGAGTGGGTATACTTAGGCGGATACGGGGTGCTCGAAACGGTCAGCATATTCAAAAAGTCCGAGAACGAACCGGCGAAACCCACGGAGCTTAAAATACCGCCCGAAGGCTGGACTGCGGAGACGCTCCCGATGTCGGATCAACGTCCTACATGGATGTGTACCGGCACCGTTGTCGACGGGGAGGTCAAATCATGGTCTGCCCCTCAGCGCGTATCGGGCGAACCGGGAAACTGGACATCCTATGTATTTAAAAATAGCGATACGGAGCCAGCAAAGCCGACATCCTCCGACCCCATTCCGTCCGGATGGAATGACGCGCCCACTGGTGTCGGTATATGGTGGATGTCCAAGGCTACGATAGACGCATCGACCGGAAAGGCCGGGGCGTGGTCGACGCCTATCCGCGTAACGGGCGAGGATGGGGAGCCGGGGCCGCATACTGACTTCAAATACGCCAAGAATAACAGCACCACCACGGCGCCGGCGCTGGTCAAAACGGATCGCACCCCCGCAGGTTGGAGCGACACCCCGCCGTCGCTCTCTTCGGGTGAATATCTGTGGATGACCCAGGCAGAAATAGACGCCAACAATAGTCTGTTGCACCCGACGGTAGGCTGGGCAACTCCGGTACGCATATCGGGAGAGCAGGGCCCTAAAGGTGATGACGGCGCCCCCGGCGAAGACGGCGCTCCCGGCAAGGATGGCTTGCAGGGTTGCATAATCCGCCTCACGGAATGGGCATCGGGAGTGGAATACCGCAATGACCTCGACCTTGTCTCCAATGGCCCCAGATACATAGACATAGTTACGATCTATGCGAACAACAAACAGCTGAAATTCCAGTGCAGCCAGACGCACACTTCGTCTGCTTCCAACAAACCGGCGGCGGGATCCGCGTCGGCATATTGGCAACAACTCAACGACATGGTGCCGATATATACGCCCCTGTTGTTCGCAGAGAATGCCGTCATCAACTTCCTGCAAGGTATGGAGTTCGTGGTGCACAACTCCAAGACAGACATTTCCGTGAATACTATCATCGCAGGGCTCGTGGGTGGCGATATTCCACTGTTCGTCGGGAACAGTACACCGTCGAATGCGCCGTTCAGGGTTGCTAAGGACGGGTCATTCGTGGCCACCAAAGCCGATATTACAGGGACTATCAACGCATCGAGCGGAACGATAGGCAACTTTACAATTGACGAAGGAGCATTAAAATCCACAGACAGCTTCGGTGATATGCTTCTATCTTCCAATCTGATTAAGTTTACAGGCAGTAAGACTAATCTTTATCTTGGAGTCGACACCTGGCCGGCATCAACGGGTGGTGCCCTCTATGGGCCTATAAGAGCAGAAGTAAGCCGCAGCGCAGCCGGCGGCACGGCAGGCAATTACGGAGTGTATATAAATGTCACCGGAGCAGCATTATCGGATGGAACCACTACCGCTGCACGTCAGTCCGGAAACCATGCCTTATATATCCCAGAGGGGTTCATAACGGGTTTCAGGCTGAGGAATGTGCGAACCTCTTCCAATAGAACCCTGACCGACATGGACAGCGTGGTGTTCAGTACGGCTACGAGCGAGATTACGCTGACTTTACCGTCTTCACCAAAACAAGGGCAGATTTATTTCATCCGAAAGGTCGGCAGCGGCAATGTCAAGTTGACGCGCGGGAATACCCAGCACAGGATATGCACCAATTCCAACTCTCAAAACAACACTGAAATTACCTTGGATTGGGGTAAGCTGTGGATCATATTGTGGGATCATATGAACAGTATGTGGACGGCCAACTGGTGCCAATATTAACACAAAAACAGGATATATGAAAACATTGAATTTAAAAGAGTTCAAACTGTTCACCGACATTTCCCGCGCCGGGCATATTGTCGTCGATGCAAGGAAAGAGTTTGCCAACGCCATATACATGGGCATGAACGGCATCGTAGCGCATGACCTGGCATTCCGCATCCTCCACAGCGAAGGCGGCATCGAAGTTTCCGACGAGGAGGAATTGATTATCGTTGATACCGCAAAGATGTGCAAGGCGGTCTTCTACGACAGTATCATGTCCGCTCTCAAAAAAGAATAAACGCTCGAAAGGAATATGAAACGCATCCGGATAGGCAAGGACATAGAGATACATTGGCCGATACTCACCAATGGGCAGCAGGTAGCACTCGAAGGGCGCGACCTGAGACTCTTCGTCCATTTGCCTTCGCATATGGACATTCCCGTCGATTTCACCACCGAAGGCAACACCGCGATTTTCACCATCAGCGGAGCAATGCAAAAATCCATCGGGGTGTACCGTCTCACCATGTGGGAGAATTTGCAGAAGAGAGGGCAAACGGCGGTCGACTACTGCAAGGCCTTCGAATTGGTTCCTACGACACTTTTGGAAGGTGGCGAAGACGAAAGCAACCTTACAACGGAAACTGTCAACCTTGAGGCGTCAAGCCTTGTTATCGGATTGCCCGGCGAGAGTGCTTACGAGGCATTCAAGAAATACAACCCGAATTCCGAACTTACGGAGGAAGAATATGCCGAAGCCCCTATCGACGCTGCAAACGCCGCGAACGAGGCGGCAAAAGCGGCAAATGACGCTGTAAATAAGGTCGGGAATATTGACAAACTCCTTGCCCAAAAGGTCGACAAGGAAGAAGGGAAAGGGCTTTCGACGAACGACTACACCGACCAGGAGAAGGAGAAGCTGGCCGGGCTCTCCAACTACGACGACACGGAGATAAGGAAGGAGTTGTCCGACAAGGCATCCAAGCAGGAACTGACGGAGGCTGCGGCGGGCGCACTGGCTGAAGCAAAGTC